GACAACAGGCAGGGACGATCATAAACATGAAATTACTCAACTTGCAATTATTGTAGAAATCAATGGCGAGGTAAAAGAGGAAGTCAGTTGGCGTTGTCAGCCGACTAATTGGGATGTCATTGAACAAGGGGCCCTGGATGTTACTGGGGTAGGGATTGAGGAATTAAAAAAACTTCCTCCTCCAGAAGAGATGTTCAAAAATCTCATGGATCTATTCGATAGATATGTGAGCAAGTTTGATCGCGCTCCTCAGAAGTTCTATCCAGCGGGACATAACGTTGGTTTTGATCTTAAGTTCCTCGATGCCTTTATTAAAAAACATGGGAATGCAGATAACCAGAAGTGGGGCATTACCTCATATCAAAACTGGAGATCACTGGACAGTCGTGTAATGGCTAATTTTTTCTTAGTCAAAGAGAAAATATTTACAGACGATGTTCGCCTAGAAACACTTTGTAAATTTTATGGGATTGATATTAGTGCGCACGACGCTTTGAGCGATATTCGCGCGACCAGATCCTTAATACAGAGAATGATGCAGGAGATAAAATGAAAATACTAATTTGTGGCGTTGGCGCCATAGGATCAAATCTAACAACAAACCTCGTAGCCGACCTAAAAGGAAAGCACGAGATTACTGTTTTGGACATGGATACCGTTGAAGAGCGGAATGTCACTCCTGGAACTCAATTTTATACACCTGACCAAGTAGGGATGACTAAGGTTGAAGCACTACAATTTAATGTGTATAAGCAATTTCAAAAGGATATAGAATTTATTTCTGGAAAAATTGGAAGAGGCGGACCAGACGTTGAAAAATATGATTTGATCATCGACTGTTTTGATAATTTTGAAGCACGTAGTTATTTACAGGAATTATGGCAAGAGAATCTTTTAGATACTGCCTTATTGCACATTGGTTTTTCAGATCAATTTACATTTGCAATTGAATGGGCACAAAAATATAAAGTGCCAACCGACATTACGACTGGCTTTGATATTTGCGAGATGCCTGGTGCAAGGTCATTTGTAGCCACTGTAGCGGCCCTAGGAAGTCTTGTGGCCCAGAAGTGGATAGAAGATAGCTCTCATATGGAAATCGTGGGTGGAAAGTACACTCATACACTGATTAAATAATATGGAAATTTCTAACGCCAAAATAGAATCTACCATGCTTGGTTTCGAGGACCATGGAATTTTTACGTGTCTGTTGTATTTAGATTATGGTGGGTCGAGCCAAGGATTTGGACAACACTGTCTCGCGAGTGAGCATCCTAAAGATAAAGCAACATATCCATTTAATTATGGAGCAAACTATATCATGGGCATTTTGAAAGCAGTGGGTGTAGAGAAATGGGAAGACTTAGAGGGTAAATACGTTCGCGTCAAAAGAGAAGATGGATGGAACGGAAAGATTGTTGCAATAGGACATATTGTTGAAGACAATTGGTTTAACCCCGACGACCTTCTCAAATAATTTAAGTTGACAATGTTGATGTATTATAATATACTATGTTTAATCAAGATATGGATCAAACAATGAAATGGAGCTTTGCAAGCATCTGGAATGAGTCGGTCTTAAACAGACCTGAACGACCTGCACAACCACGAGATCATATTTGGGCATCAGAATTAGGGAGCCCTCTTGTGGATAGATACCTCAAAATGACAGGCGTGACCCCAACCAATCCTCCTGGGGCACGTTCCCTACGCAAGTTTGACGCGGGGAATATTTGGGAGTGGATTATAGGAGTAGTTTTGAAACGATCTGGCATTCTTATAGAGTCACAAAGATGGATCCAATATCAATACCCTGGTTTATTGCCTGTTACTGGTAAACTCGATTTCTTGGCTGGTGGCAATCCAGACTGGGATAAAGCAAAAATAGAAATCCATAAACTTGGATTACCAGACTTCCTCACCTATCGCTCTAATGCAATCATTGACTCCTTTAGACAACATTATCCTAATGGACTCGACATTATAACACTAGAAATCAAAAGTGCTTCCTCAATGTCTTTCGAAAGATTTCTTCGCCTCCAAGCCCCCGATCCAAAACATAAATTACAAGCTTTTCATTATTTAAAAGCCCAAGATAAACCCGAAGCCCACGTGGTATATGTCTGTAAGGATGACGCGCGCGTACTGGAATTTGGAGTGTTCAATCCTTCCGACGTGGAAGGTATTTATTACAACGACATTAAAAATCTGACTGAGTATATAAATACAAAGACACTCCCTCCCCTCGAAAAAGAGATACTCTTTGACCATGGAAAGTTCACCAAAAACTGGAAAGTTGCATATTCTCCGTTTCTTACCATGTTGTACGACTATAAAGATACTGACGCATTTGATAGTAAGTATGGGAAAAAAGTTCAACAGTGGAATCGTGTTTTTGGACGCGTCGTCAAGGGAGATAAAATTACGGACTTAAATAAAGAGGTCATCGAAGACATAAAATTAACGTTTAGCAACTTCGATCAACTTGTTGATGAAACTAAATCTAGTGGCATTTTAGATCTAGAGGAGGAAGGAGGTGAACCAAATGAATAACACAAACGATGGATGGGAAAAAATGGGTAACGATAAGAAAAACTCAAATATTCCAGCATGGAATCCAGCAGTAGAAAAAGAAATCTTTGGAATCTATGTTGAAAAAGCAGTCGGCGTCGGACCAAACAACTCCAACATGTACTATTTGCAGCTTGCAGATGGTAGTAAAAAAGGAGTCTGGGGATCTTACGTGGTCGATGATCGCTTTCAGAATATTCAACCAGGGTATGAAGTGAAAATTGTTTCTCTTGGAAAACGAGAGAATCCAAAAACTCACAGAGCATTCTGGGATCTTGAATTTTTTGTTCGCAAACCAAGACCAGTACAAGCAGCTCAAACAGCAGCACCTGCTGTTGAAGAAGAAGTAAATCCTGACGATATACCCTTCTAAGATAATTAAATCTTTTTGAAAGGAGGTTGAATACAATGAGAAATTTCTCATATATTACTGTCGGGAAAATCCTCGATGAGCTCTGGGAAGAGAAAAAAACATCTGGAGCATCAGAGGCTGATCTGTGGAAGATTAAACCCGATGGGAAAAAAGTAAAAAAATATCCTGTTACAAGGGTAACTTTTTATCGATTAGAAGAACGTTTAGGATTACCAAAAGGACAAAAAACGAATGGTAAACTTCAGTGGCGCGTTTATTCGCGTGATGAAGCAGACCAAGTGAAACAACGTATAAAGGGAGAATATAATCTGTCCCACGATTATCCAGTGGCACAGGTCATAGCTACAACATAATATGGAACAACCTGTCGGATGGCCTCAAAAATTTGTAAGTTCTAATTGGACGCGTAAATTTACTGCGGCTGTCTATGGGCTGGCTTTCTTCGCATGTCTCATGCACATTATGTTACACGTTGCTACTAGCTCTCTTAGTGAGGCTGATGGCGTGCGCGTTATGGCTATGACTTGGATGGTAACTGGATATTTAAGCTTTTTGCGAGCATCGAGACTCGAAGATGGCTTAGATAAGGTTATTGAGGCAACGAAGATAACTGTGGAAACATTATCTCTTGAGAACCAAGCCTTAAGCAATTCATACAACAATGTTGTAGAAACGCTTGATAGAATTGATAAACGAGTCCTGATGAAGCATGGAATATCTATATCCCTAACTAAACCAGAAAAACTCAAAAATTAAATGTCTAACCTGCCTACATCCGTACAAAAACACGGAAATCTTGCCCAAGCTCTGTTTACTTTCGAGGTCCCTGGGGAAACTTTAGTGGCGCTATATAATGCGCTTTCTTTTGTTGTGGAGAATGAAGATGATTACATTATGAAAATTCACCCATGTAAAGAATGCCTGCCCGCGCTCAAAACGTTTCGTTTGTATCTCGAAAGTATTACAAAAAAGGCGTCGTTATTTGCTAAAGAACCGCCCCTATCCAACTGATTTGCATTCCTTGCAGTAGTGTGATAGCGTTTGTATATACATGGAAAAACCTGCCAAGAAATATCCTGAAAAGTATAAACCCACGGTCTATCAAATAGTCTGTTGGCACTGTAAAAGAGCCCACGTAACCCTCTATAATATCCCCTTCGAAGGAAAAAAATCTAACGATTATACTTGTGCAGATTGTAAGGTTTGGGGAGCTCCTCCGATTTGGAATGCTTCTCGTATTATATTAAAGAAAGCACAACCAACAGTGACCCCACCCACTGAGAAATTAGATGCCAAAACTCTGCCTAGTGTGTAGTACGCCTTTAACACAAAGAGCTCACGAAAGTAAAGCAAGATTTCAAAAGAAACGATTCTGTTCAGCAAAATGTTCTCGTGTGTACATGAAAGAACATAAATTAGGATGGTGGAGTGCGAGTTCTAATATTTCATCCCGAAAGGATTGGAATTAATATGCAATTTACTCTAACTAAACCACCAACCACTAATCATATCTATGGAATCACCGCCCGTGGTGGTTTTGCTCAGATGTACATTACTAAAGAGGGTAAAGAATGGATTGCTGAAAACACCCTTCTTATCAAGAGTCAGTGGAAGAAAAAAACTCCTATTACTCAGGACTGTGAGATCTGGATTATTGTCTACACATCTACTAAAAGAGATGCTGACGGATCAACCAAGCCTATTATGGATATTTTCCAAAAAGTAGGAGTTGTTGAAAACGATTATTTATTCTCTCGTGTCCACGCAATTCGTGAGAAAGTTGCCAAGGGAGAAGATAAAGTAGTGGTAGATATTAATGAATTCTAGCTTCTCGTTGACTTTCTCTGTATAATATGATATATTATACGAACTCAAGAGAAATATGGCTCAACACGACCTTCTACATTTAGTCATTCACAATTTTAACGCTTTCTTTTTTGTTATGAAAGGAGGTGAACAACATGTCAATGACAATTCAATCGGTTCGTCCAGAACCTAAAACTCTTCAATCGAATATTATCTCTAGAATGCTTGGACCAGTAAAATACCAGTCATTTTTGGGTAATTATCGAAAAAATCGTAAATCTTTACGAATGAATCGCGAAGACTGGCTTTCTCAACCATTAACAGCGAAAGAGCACACATTTATGTATGACTATCTAAATGAATTAGGTAGCTCCATTACAGAATTGGGTCGCAAACAAGAGATGAAACCAGCTGGAGTTCACGCTCAAGCTCTTAGAATTTGCGCTCGTTACTTATTTCAAAATAAGGACAAGATCACACGATAATGGTCTTGAAAAAATGTGTACTATATGATATAGTATTCAGAGAAGCGCCATCCAAGTGAACCTCAGGGCCTTCACGCCCGACGTTCTCTATCCAAAACTTGGGTGGCCTTCTCGTAACTTGACAATCCTGTCTAAAATGATATAGTTTAGGTATTGGACTGGTTGGGAGCGGGTATCCCGATGTGTTCGCTAAACACATGGTCTGAAATATGGCTCATAGGTTCGAATCCTATCCTTTCCGCTTATGGCACACAAAAAGAAATCAAAAGGGACTGGAACTTATGCGTCTCAACATCATTACGAGAAAAATAAAGTCCGTAAATTAGAGACGTATATTGCACATAATCCAAATGACTTGGAGTCAATGAAAAAATTACAAGCGCTAAAAGAAGAGTGGAAGAGTATTTTATAACAGGATGTAGCGAAGTTGGTATCGCGCACGGCCTGGGACCGTGAGATCGAGGGTTCGAGTCCCCCTATCCTGACAAAAAAAGTCGTTCGAGACCGAACGGCTCACCTATAATCAATAACTTGGCTGTGCACGGCATAACCAGCAATTGAGTGAGCGATAAGGTGTTCTACAGCTGCAATAATGCTGGGCTCAGTGAAAGCTTAGCTTAACGATTTCTCACTCAATGCGTTCATAGCGTAATGGCAACGCCTCTGTTTTCCAAACAGAAGATGAGGGTTCGATTCCCTTTGGATGCTCATATGAAATTTCGTCGCAAAAAATCACAGCGACAAGTGCGCTGTACATTGTGTACTCCGTATAAATGGATGGGCAACAGTAAACAGAGATTAAAGAAGAGAGATTTAATAAATTTAGAAAAAAGTTGACAATACTGTTTTAGTTGGATATGGTTTAATAATGAACCTGTCCAGCTCACAATATAAAGGCGACGTGGCAAAGTCCATGGCCATATCAACATTTACAAAAATGGGATTTAACATCGGAATGCTATTAACCGAATCTGCTCATTATGACTTGCTAGTTGATACATTAAAAGGAGTCAAGAGAGTTTCTATTAAATATTTAGGAAGTAAAAATGGAATGTTGGATTTGAGAAGTATACACTCAAATTCATCTGGGTATGTAATTAGAAAAACAGAAGAAAATGAATATGATTGGTTGTATATCTATACAAAAGATGGTAAAGAATATTTATATGAGGAATGTCTTAATGGGAAAAGTTCTATAAAGCCTAAAGAAGAAAAAATAATTGGAAGGATTGAGCAATTGGTCGCTCAGCAATCTTGAAAATTGCCGTTCGAAAGGACATTGAGGTTCGAGCCCTCATCTTTCCGCCAGGACAGCTTGGAAGCTGGTAGTCTTGCTTACATAAAGAACTTCCATCATGGCCCGTTGGTGAAGTGGAAACACGGGAGTCTGCAAAACTCTAATCGCAACGGTTCGATTCTGTTACGGGCCTCATAATACGCGCGTAGTTCAGCGGTAGAACGCTTCTCTGATAAAGAAGAGGTGCATGGTCCAACTCCATGGGTGCGTACCAACATCGAGACAAGGCCCCGAAAGGGGAGGAAACTCCAGACTCCAAGAGCAACCTGCCTCAATAAAATGAGGGCACCGAAAGGTGACAGTTTAGAGCAACAGTGACGAATCTAGCGGTGAATTATCCTGTGTATACATGGGGTGGGCATTCAAACCCATAATCAAGTGCTAGGGTGAAACGGGCAATCCTCGGTGGAGCAAGTCCCGAGCTGATGATAAGGCTGACTCGGCCAAAGCAGAGGCGGACGCATTAGATAGATCTTGTCATAAAACAGAATCTGGGTTACGGGTGTTGAATACTAACGTGGCTAAGGGGTAACAGCGCTTCTCTTATAAAGAAGGTCACACGTAGGTCCGAATCCTACCGTTAGTACAATGAAGTCAGAAAAAGTTGCCATCGTTGATCTTAAATTGACTCAGCAAGAGCTCGAAGTCCTCTTCTATATCGTCGATGACTGGAGAACTATGAAATCAGATGGTCAGCTAGACGTTATTTACCCAAATCATTCCACTTCTTCTACTCGTCTTATTCAAACTTTCGATCTTATTTTACGAGAAATGCGACAAGGGCCTGCTAAACGTTTACTTGACAAACCAGACTCGAACTGATATCATTTATATATGACTGAAGAAGGAATTGTCTTACAAAAAGATGAATTAATGACCATTGGAGATCATTACGATCAGTACCTCGATAAACTCCAAACCTACGAAGATTATCTTTCATTTTATTCACAATTAGACGAAGCCTCTAGTGCGTTTTCATGGGTACGCGCAGATGTATTACTTCAGATGGTCATGAATCTGGGGGATAAGTCTGTCGAAGAATTAGCTAAAGATTTAAAACAACCACGTAGTACCGTCACTAATTATGTACGAGTAGCGCGTGCATTCCCCCCAGATAAACGAGAACCTATCGTACCATTTTCTACTCACTACCAAGCTTCTTATGCAGATTCCTATAACGAAAAAACCAAAGTGTTTGATGGGGAACTGAGATTCGAATTAATCAAAAAAGCAGCAGATGATGGACTTTCAGTGCGCCAAGTCATTAAACAGATGCAAGAAACCAAAGCTCTCAAATCTGCTCCAGACGAAGATACCGCAAGAATGATTGCTGATGCAGAACAAAAGGCCCACGATATTATGAAAATGTGTGGCTCTCTACGTGATGACGTTAAAACTGGCAATAAACAATCCTACGAATCATTATTCAAAATTCACGAGTTTGTCTTTCCACATTAATTATGGCCAAGAAACCTGCCGAACCAACAACAGAGCCAAAACCTACTCTCAATCGTATCATCGCTGAATTAAATAAAAAGTTCGGACTAAATATTATTGGCAGATTGGGTGACATGCCCACTATTCAAATTCCTCGTTTATCCACTAGCATTGCTCCTTTAGACGTAGCTACAGGTGGCGGCTTACCAGCTAAAGGCATGATTGAATTATTTGGTATCCCCTCTAGCGGTAAAAGTCTCATTTCGCTTCTCACTATAGCTCAGGCACAAAAAGAAGGAAAAGAATGCGTCTATATTGACGCAGAAAATTCATTCGATCCTCATTTTGCAGAACAATTGGGTGTTGATGTTAAAAAATTAGTAGTGACACAGGTTTCTATTGGAGAAGATACCATTGACTTGCTTTGTAAATTACTTCCCTCAGTGCCTGCCATTATTGTTATCGATTCTATCGCGGCCCTTATTACACAAGATGAAGTTGATGAGCCAATGGAAAAGAATTTTATGGCTGTGAAGGCTAGATTGCTTTCCCGAGCACTCGCTAAAATTAATGTTTTAAATAAAGGGACACTTATCATCGGTATTAATCAGTTACGGTCTACAATGGCACTATACGGGCCACAAACTACCACTCCAGGAGGACGTGCTGTAGGTCATTGGTCATTGATGAGAATTGAAGTTAAAAAAAGCGAACTACTCTACGAAGAAGATAAAAAAACGAATCCAGTTATTGGGCAATTAGTCTCATGCACTGTGGTTAAAAATAAGACAGCTCCTCCATATAAATTGGGATCATTCAAGTTTTTCTATGATCCAATGAGGGTGGAGGTTAATCGTGAAAAAGTGGAAGAAAAAGGAACAGAAGGATAAAGAATTCTTTGGTGGTACTCTTCAGCGCGGTAGTGGAAATCAGTGGGCATTCCCTGGTGACATAAAAACTGCCGATCTTCTTATCGAAAGCAAACAAACAGATAAAAATTCCTTCACAATTACCAGACAACTTTGGGATAAAATTTATGAGGAAGCACTGTTATTATACAGATATCCCTTGATGTCCATCAAAATTAAAGATATAGATTTAGTAGTGATGAGTAGAGAAGATTTTAACCGTCTAACTTGTGGAGCTCTTTTGCCGCCTGCTGACCATATTCCTCATAAAGAATAATACACAGAATTGCATATACGGCCATATCCATTAAGGTGTCCGTGAACGATTCACCCACGAGATCTTTTTTCCCTTTGGCAAGTTCTTGAAGACGCGACCACTTGTCTGACATCCGAACCAAAGCACCGAGATATGCGGGGATTCCGAAAGATTCACTTTGTTTAAGATTTGAAAGGGGATCGGTATCTTTGGAGTAATTGTTGTTTTTTCTGTCATGGAGATCTTCCATTTCTTTGAGAAGTGCATAGAAGCGAGGATGCCCGTGATGTAGGTTTTCTCTTATTTGTACAGCTTGTCCCTGTTTCTGTCCCATACTGATTTAAGTTTAGCTCTTGCCTCATCTCTTGTCAATCCCCCATCCATCAGCTCTTGCATTTCGACAGGATTATACTTGTGGTAATTTCTGGTCATCTTGGCCCCGAGGGTTTGAGGAAGATCGATGCTGTAGCGATTAGCAATTTCAACTGCAAATAGGATGACATCAGCCAATTCTGCTCCAACTGCGTCAGAGTCGCCCATTAAAATTGCTTCGTGTAATTCTTGGGTTTCTCCTTTAAGCATTTCCATGAGACTTTGAGGAGTCTGCTCAGCGTTTAGCCCTTTAGAAAATTGCGCATAAATACCTTGGAGTTCGTGGACTCCCTCAATTGGCGTTATGGTGCTTCTAATTTCATTTGGACTACTCTCTACCATGACTGGCTTTCCCCTTATGTTGCATGAAATTCAACAATATTAAACTTCTCATAATCTCTTTGCCTGAATCAGCATTTCCTACTAATTCAAACTTTTTCTGGTCTGGCCAAAGGAAAAAGGCATAGCCTGGTTCTCCAGCTGGGCCTAATCCCCACTTTTTTCCCGTCGGATCGTTCATTTTATACGTTCCGCCATCAATAACTAATTTCCTTTCACCTGCCCGACTAAATAATTCTGCACTAGCCTGATGATCATGGCCAGTTAATATAATATCGGTTCCAGGATAGGAGAATTCTAATGCGCGCTTAGGTCCATTTGTCAAGTTTAATTTACTCGTTCCCCAGTGCTTATGAGTAATGCCAACATTGTATTCTTGGTTGCCCGCGTGGATAGATAAAACACCCCCGTGAGAAAAGATTGGAGCCTTAATATCGCGCATCCACGTATTGTAGTAATCATATCCAGACAAACTCTGCCAATCCTCATGATTACCATAACAAATAACGCCTAATTTATTGGAGCGATCCAACTCTTTTAATTTTTCCATGAATGTTTGAGCTTGCATCTGAGGGGAAATAGCGTCACCCATAATGCCCGCGTCGGCATGTTTTACTCCGAAGTTATCAATGCCATCTCCACCCATAATAAGGAAGGTGTTTGGAAGGTGTTCTACGATATCCAAATGACGACTTAAACGGTCATAATCCACGCCAATAGATCCATAGTGTACGTCAGTCATGTAGACGATCATGGATGGTAATTCAGGGAATTTAGGTTGAAGATTCCACGTAGCATGTTCTTGACCTACCTCAGCATCCTCATTCAAAGACTGTGCTTCTTTAATGAATCGTGTTACTCGGCCAAAATCAATGTGAGCTTCTTTTTTATCAGGAAAGATAGTGCCAGACTCTGGTAGACCAGGTAGTGCATTTTGTTCAGCTGGTCCGTTAAGAGTTTCTGCTGGCATAAATCTCCTTAGAAGCGGGTAATACCCGCAGTGAGGTTACTGGTTTCTCCAGTAATTTCCTCTTTAGCTTTTCCGACTTCGTGAAGCCATTTATCTATAGATCGTAGACCTGTTGTTACAAGACCAACGATATAGAGTTTGGTTGTTGGATCAACGTGTGCGCCTAGAATCGCTTCAACTAACAAGGAAATAACTCCTGTGGTAATAATATAAGAAACGACGGCGAGAGCGATAACACGAGAGCCTTCTTTAAGGCCTTCTCTAATTGCGCTTGGGATTTGTTCCCATAATGCTTGGATTTTGTTCATAAATGTCACCCCCTTTCTTTGTTTGTATAACACTAATAAAAGTTTTGTAAAGGTGTTTATACCTTATACACGGCATATGCTCTTCGATGAATAATGGCTTTAATACGCGATATTCATTAAGACTCTTGCAAAATAGAACCGTTCCGCAATATTCGCAGGAAAGCGGCCCCTCTGAAAATAAAGACATATTATTCTCGATGAAATAATTTATTCCAAAAATTCTTCACACAGGTATTGAATGCGTTTTTCTTCGCCTCTACCAAGTCAGATTTCAACTGAGCTACCTGACGATTATATGTTTTTTCTGTCTCTGACCATTTGGTTTTTTGCTCAATTAATTCGGTATTCTGAGCTTCTAGTCCAGGCACCTTTTTGGCCTGTTCTGATAGGCTCGTATTCTGGATAGTAAGTTCTTCAACTTGGGCATTGAGTGTGGTGATTTGAGCATTCAATTGCACAATATCATTATTTCTATCATTAATTTGTTGATTAAGGTTGTCTGTAAGCTGTTTTTGCTTGTCAAGGTCTGTTTTATTCACCAAATCACCAGACTGCACACGAACCAAGATATCAACAGCAACTTTCATACTCTCTGCGTTAGACAAATCGTATCCTTTATACATATTTGGTCCACCAGCTGCTGACTTAAATCGAAGCCATCCTAAAACACCATTATAACTATGGGTTACTGTTTCACAGTATTTGTGTGCATTCCAATTCTGATCGAAAGATTTGAAGGTATTTGCATCTCCACTCTCAAAAATGGCAACGTGTCCGTATTGTCCTATTGCAGTGCCCCAAAACATAATATCTCCTTTTTGAGGGACTCCTGTTGGGGTGTTCTCTATTCTATCGAAGTGTTCATTACCTAAAATAGTTGGGAAGTTAATATACACATCTTTTGCAGCGGGCGCCGCAAGAATTCTACCATCGGTCAAACCACAGACTTCGACGACATATTGATGCATTAAATCCATGCATTGTTCGCCGTAAACTCCATCAAAATCTATTCCCTTAGTGTTCCATTTGACTATAAAATCATCAAATATCATAAGCCTCCTTATTCAGCTGATTTAGTTACATTAAATGTGTTAGACGTACTTCTTATAACAACTGTTCGAAGAGGGTTTGGATGATAGGTGACTGCCGTTTCTAGCTTGTATGGTCCTGGAGAAATTTCCTTAGGTAATTTAATTGATCTTGTATCTTTTCTACATCCAACCGCTGCATTAATCGGTTCTTCTGGGAAAGAAATAACAATGTCATCAATAATTTTTCTTTGTACTGTCCCTGGAATATCCATATATTTACAATAATCGACTGTAAAATAAAGAGTTTCTCCTGATCTTACATTCGTAGCGTTAACGTAAACTGGAGTGTTGAGTTTTAAAATTTGATATGGCCAAAATAACATGTAATAAATGTAAGACATTAAACCTATTGCAAGGCCGAGGGTGATCCAAGAAACTATGTGAAGTAAACGAGTAATTTTAGGCATATTATTTTTTGATAATTACCAAAGCCATAATGGCTCCAATAACAGCTAGTAGCACGACGGAAACTAGCCCATAGACTATTTTTTTAACTGGATCGAATTCTTCTTTGGTCACATAATGACCTTCCAGTTTGGATTCGATACTAGTAACTTTTGATTGAATGTTATCAACCTTCTCGCCGATAACCGCTATTTGTGTTTCTACACTTTGATCTGACATTTTATTTTTCATATTTCTAATCGGTGCACATAAAAAAAGACCATCTTACACGTGTAATGATGGTCCTCTCGAAGCGGTGCTCGCTTTAGAAAGCTATTATTTTTATGTAAACACACTATCCTGGTTCTGTCAAACTATTTGGCAGGTAAAAATGCTTTAACTGCTGCTTCCATGTTTGGCAACCAATGTGGGTTATTGTCCCCTACGGGGGCATATCCAGAGGCCTGGAGTGTTTGTGGAGAAGGGTTCTTTCTAAATTGCTCGTAGGCTGGATTTGTGCTCAATCTATAAGCAACGCGAGACGTAATATATTGAGGGCTATAATCCTGCAAAGGGTAAGGCTGGACACGAGTTCCCCAGTTAAAATAGTTTCCTGGATGAGTCACATTTTTACCCAATGATGTCTCTGCATAAGGAATAGCAGGGTAAACTGGATATAAAGAAGGATTTTGTTCAATTTGTTTAGCCATGACTGGAATTTGAGCCATAAGATCAGGAGTAGCTCCTCCCAACTTTTGATAGGCATCGGTAATAAGAGCTGCATAATTAGGTTTTGTAGTAGGTTGAAACCCATCTGGAAGAGGAGAAACCACTTTAGGGCTACCCCCTCCAAGGAGCTGTAATAATCCTACAATGCGAGATTTAGCTTCTTCTAATGCACTTGGTTTCATGGTCTCCCCAATCCTGATAAAGCTTTAATTGATGTTCTGAGTTTTGGGGTAGTGATACCTGATTTAGGCATAGAAAGCATTGATGGTGCAGTTGGTCTTTTAGTTCTAATACTACTTGCCGCTGTACGACGTGCTGGAAGTAATTTAGATCCAAGACCAAAGTTGGTACCTAATTTTCGACTAGCAACCTTATATGATGGTGATTTTGCAGATGTATAATCAAATTGTGCTTTAGAAGCAGCGCCAGCTGGAAGCATTTTGTATCCTCCAGTCTTAGAATCCCATCCTACGCGCTTCAAATAAGCTCCCTGATCTTTGCTCAAGTATTGTTCATCGACCAATTTACCGATCAAAGTGTCAGTAAGTAATGGCTTTCTGGTTCCCTCTGAAACACGTCTCATTGAGACAAGTGAAGCAAGTAAATCTTCTCCTTTTAACCCGTTAATCTCTGTTTGAATTTCAGATAGCTGTACATCATCTGGAAGGCTAGTTTTATCATCGTAGAGTAGAGCTTCTTCTGTAATAGAATGTTTATCCATCGCAGTCTGAAGAGCATCTCCTCCTAGTCCTGTACCATCAAATTTATTGCGTAGCGCGCGAACATAAGTGAATTCTTTTGATCGAGCAAGCATCCCCTGAGCATCAGCTGAAAGACCTTTTTGTGGAATAGCCATGTCTTTAGTCAAGAAATTCTCATAGGCACTATCAAAGTTAATACCGTATTTTTCAATAGCTCCTTGGATTTTATCTCTAGTTTCCTGTGTGGTAGCCGTATCATAGGCGGTGAGCAAGGTGTCAACTTGTTTCTTCTGCACATCAAGGGCTGCGTTCATTTGAGTTTTAGTGCTTCCTGTCGCGACTTTTGCTCCACCCATAATTGCATCCAACTCTTTCTGAGCTGCATTTTTAAAGTAATTAGCCTGAGATGTAAGTTGATTTTCCTGCAAAACGTCTTTGTATGGTTGTTCCATTGCTGGATTAGCCTGACCAAGTGACCATGGGAAAATATAATCAGTGATATTTCGTTTTGCTTCCTGTCCATAACTATCTGTGATAGCTGGGAGATTCTTACTTGCCCATGGAATATTTTTAGTTAATCCAGCGATGAATCCACTGGCTTTTCTAAATGTAGGATCAACAACGTGGGTAATATCCCCCATCAAGCTATTAAGTGGCATTAATTGTCCAGCGGTGAATGCTAGGTTGCTTGCGGTGCTATAATCAACGTTTCCTTCAAATGTTTGCACAAATCCACCAAGTCCAGACAATGGAGTTGATTGTGACCACTGATTAAGTGAGGACATCATAAGTGAGAATACTTTTTGTCCAACTGAATCGGTTAATGCGGTTTTACTATCAGCAAAATAATGTTTGTAAGCAGCGGCCATACCAAATGGAAGAGCCCATGGACCTAGATAAGCAAAAGGTACCCATTGCTGTCCAAAAGGAGTATCTATTTGGAATGAGAATGGTTTTCTACCTGTATCATAGAATTTAGTTTTCTCTTCTGGGTCAGTTGGGGCGGCCCAAGTGGTGTGTCCTGCAAGAGCCATCATGGCTCCAAATCCAACGACAGCGGCTCCAACACGAGCCTTTGAATATTGTTCCCCAGGGTCAGCTGCGCCAATGGCGGTGAAAGGTCCAACAATTGGGTTATATTCCATGCCCATTTTTGCGACAGCCATAGGAACACGAACGAACATAGCGAACCATCCAATTGGTGGAAATGCCGTTCTTCCTTTTAATACCCACTCAGTAAGACGATCCATCGTTTGTAATAACTTGCCTTGTCCACTTTTTCCCGTAGTATCTGTTGGAGATTTATATAATAGATCAGATGCTAGAATTTTAGCTTTAGCTAGGGCTTGAGCTTCTGGCATACCAAGAGATTGAAGTCTTGCGTATTCCGCATTTCTAATTAAGGTGACAAAGAATTGATCAGCGCCTTCAAGTGCGCGACCAGCAACAGTCAAATATCCAGGGACTCTTTCTGCCATACCCTGATTAAAGGTAGCAAAGTCTCCAGAGACATCAGATTTGCCCATCGCTGCATTTGGATTTGATACTGTCTTTAAGAAGGCTTGTGTGCCCTCCTGCATAGAACCAAAGAGTGAGCGATAATAGATAGGAACTTCTTTGAAGAAACGTGTTTTCTCTTTGCCCGTCAAACCGCTTTTTACTGCATCCCATGTGGCCATATCAAGCACCTGAAGTGGTTTAACTATTGTGGCGTTGAATGCGTTATTTGTGATGTTTCTTAAATGGGTTCGAATACCTGAAAGGGCATTCTGGTAACGATATGCATCGATAATGGTTCTGGCTGGAGTTGGAATTGGTTTGAGAATTTCCTGCATCAAGTCATGTGTCTCTTTTGCTCTAAGATTCTCATCTGGAATAAGAGAAATATCTCCCATGCGCTGTTTAATTCTAGCGACCATATCCTCTGACAATGAAAGTTTCCAATTCTTATTACCAGTTAATCTCTGTGCTGCTCGTCCAATGCTGAGATTTTGCATCTCATTTGCTTGGTCATAAATATCACGAGCCCATCCTACCAATGAATCTGGTGTTGAGTAAGACCATAGATGATAAAACTGAAGGGCCTGAGCTGCTGGTGTAGCTTTTCGAGCCATTGCGTTTCCAACCTCGATGGCCTGATTTTTGATAGACTCATAGTCAGCAAGTCTTCCTGCTGCTTTTGCTTCTGCGGCTCTACGTTGTAAATCTTGGAATAATTCCAAACCAATACCTTGAATTTCATTTGAAAGGGGAACTTCGTCAGAGAGCACCTGTTGCATAGAACCTGCATAATCTTTTTTAACTGCTTCTTTTCCATATTCAATACGACCCGCATCTGAGGTCATGTCATACACTCCAGAAACTCCAGCGCGAACATCTGGATTAATTTCTGGGTTAGATCTGATAGAAGTGACTAAACCACGCTCAGCTTGCCCTGCCACTGGCTTTTCCATTGGTGGAGGCTGAGTGGGAGCCACTGTAGTGCCCGTAGAAGGCGCAGAAACTTGAGGGCTGACTGTTGGAGCCTGTGGATTTATGGCTGCTGGAGTTGGGGCTGGTTCTGGGACTGGTATTGGACCCTGAGGAACCAAACTTGTCTTACTTCGATATTCATTCAACTGTTTCATTGCCAATTCCTGATCGCTTGGAGTTGGTGCTGGTTGTTCATAAACAGGAACAGTGTCGCGAGACACTTCCATGACATGTTTATCAATTGCAGCAATACTTCGTTTTAATTCAATGATGGTTTCTTTGACGGTCCCTTTAGAAGCCATGCGAGGATCAGCTTTCGCAATAAGATCATAATTTTTGTAGGTTGCTTGTGCATTATCAAGTTCCGTTTGGAACTCTGTCTTCATTTTATTGAGACGATTAACTTGGGTGGTTGCGCTACGAGATAACTCGGTACCAATTTGTTTTGGTGGAGCCTCAAGAACATCACCACGATATTTTCTGAGATTTTCTAACGCGAGCTGAGCATCCTCATTTGTAGGATTTTGAGAAGATTTTACGATGCGGAATTGGGCGTCGCTGGTTTGATTGGATTCTTTTGGAAGAATGTCACCTGCGTTCCCTGTTCCGTTGAGACTGGTGCCACTGGTAGCCCCTTGTCCTTGAGTTGCTGATTGGCCTTGGATACCATTTTGCGTAGCTCCTCGGCTGATGAGTTGGTCATAAGTGTCATTAGTATACACTTTTAGGTCATAATTGTCAAACTTTGCATCGGTTGCAAGGCCACTTTGTTTCAATGTATCTACGGCCTGAAGAGCTGCTTTTAGCCAGTCTTCTTGTTCCATAGAATCAAATGCTTTAATATTGTATGAGAATGCTTCACCAGTTGATTGATTAAGAGTTAAACCAATCCCTGCTTCGTTGGCAGTTTTTTCAATAGCTAAAACTTCTTGATTAGTGAGATTTGGTTTGAATGTAAAAGTGACCCCGAGAGTGTCACCAGCAAATGAATGGTTGGCGGCGATAAATGATTCCTGATTGTGATCTTTAGCAAACTGAGCAATATCTGCAATAGTTTTCTCTGAATTATTAGATGTGACGTTAAGCCAATATGATGGCTCTGGCGTACCGAAATATAATCCATGTGTATTTGTTTCTAATCGATTAATTTTTGTAACCCCATCACTAAGTAATGATGTTAATTGATCTTTGGTTGCAGCTGTTGCTTCTTGCAATTTAGCAAGACCCTCATCAATCTTGCCTGCTTCAAACAAAGCATTCCCCTCAGCAATAATAGGAGCTGTGGTTTGAGATGCATTCTGAGCTGAAGTTATACCAACTTGCATTGGCTGTGGTTGTACACCTCTTTGGCTCATATTCATCATGGCAGCACTATCCTCAGCGCCGCGAATCTTGTGTACTTCAGTGGTTAAATTGCTAAACAAATCCGCTTCTGGTCCGCTAAACGTTTGTTTTCCAGATATAAACTGAGGAAAATCTTCTGCTAATTTTTCAATAGCCGTAGCATCACTCATTTTTACATCCGTTTTAACAGCTTCGATGGCTGCTTTATATAATGTTGGATCGGCAATTTTATCAACCAAAGCGTGGAATGCCTCGTGATAAACAGTTTGTGATTCTACTTTTCCACCTTGTTCGACGACTGCGATAACAGAATCAAAATATTTTCCATGAGCAATAGATCCATCTGGAGCCACAATGATTCCTTTTGGATTTAAGACTTCGAGTTCTTGATTAGATAATAAACTCTTAAGCACTCCTGAAGCCGTCTCACTTGGCATGTCAAATGCAGCATTGGCCGCAGGTGATGTATCATATGCTGGTTGTGCAATAGCAGTTTGTCCAACATTGGCATTCATCGGAGTTTCTGTTCCTTGTCCTAACTGAATATTCATGTCTTTAAGAATCGCTTGAGCTGCTGGATTTTGAGATGTGGTATCTAGGTTCTTTCCAATATTATTTTCTAGTCCTGGCATTGGTTGATCCTGTATATCAATCGCCATTCTATTTTTAAGTTCCTGAATAACATTATTAATTTTCCCAGCTGATCCTAATCGTTTATCAATGTAGTTACTTGCCAATGCGCGAATCGTATCTTCAGATTTCTGATATCGAGGACTCATGAAATCTTCAATGCTTGTGGCGCTGTCTAAATATTTAATTGCATCTTCCGCGATAGCTAAATCATCTGGATGCATAGGAACATCATAGAGCGTGGTTGGTGTTCTAAATTGTGGAGCAATGGCTGGTACTCCAAAATTAGGGCTTTCCTGGCCTACGGAAGCTAAGTCTGTAATATTTGGCACTCTAAGTGCTTGAGTGCTAATAGGGCTCTCAGGAGCAGCAGGTCTACTCATGAGTGCTTGCTCGTCCTGATTTAATCCTTCATTCAATGCTTTAAATTTTTGAGCTAGATCTGGTTTTGGTGCTCCATTTGCTTCGAAACTTTCTGGAAAAATGCTACGAAGAATATCCCAAATTTTTCCTTGTTTAGGAGTCAACTCGGTGACAGTTACATCTCCAGCACTACGAGCAACACTTGCTGTCATTCCTTTTTGATTCAATATTTTAACTTGTGCAATTTCTTCTGGGGTTCCATTGTTACTTAAAACTTTAAAAATTAAATCGCGATTTGCCATGAATGTATTTGCATCTTTACCAAACGTAGAAACCAATTTACTTCCAACGGCTTGGATAACAGAACCAGCGGCTCCCATGCCTGCTCCCATCCCAGCCATCGTTCCAACTCCCCTTGCTACATTTTCAGCTCTTTGAGCAGGAGAAGCGACAGGAATACCAGCGAGAATACCATAAGGAGCTAATTCGATTGCCCCCTTTGCGGCGCCTGCCAATACCTTCCCAACAACACCAACACCAGCTGGAACAGCTCCAGCTAATTTAGCGGTCCATGGATTTACAATAGCTCCAAGACCCATTGCAAGAGGAATATAAGGAACTTGTTCTCCCACAAAACGAGAAACACCTGCCCCAAATCCAGTTCCTTCTGGCTGAGAAAGTGCTTTAAATTTGCTGGCTAACTCTGGATTAAAGTTGCCCATAATTGGAGCAACGGCATTACGAATACCTCGTTCAAGTTGTCCGTAAATAGGAATATTTTTTTCAGCATTTAATTGTCCTTGAGCTAAACCTTTTCCAAAATTTGTTGCTGCTTGTTGTGGGTTTTGGACTACGCCTTTAACACCATTTATAATGTTAGAAGCAAAATTGACAGCCTGTTGATCGCGTTGACGCGCTAAGGCATTTTGTTGATTACCATAATTTTGAAGACCTTGAGAGAAGTTATTATATAAACTCGTGGCTGTTTGAGATATAGGGGCAGCTGCCTTCTGAAAGCCAGAGGCAAAATTAGATACTCCAGATCTGACGAGATCGAGAGCGTCGTCCAAAGCAGATTTTTTGGTTGAATAAGATGTCATATGTCATATGTTCAGAGTTAGATTAGCTCACAAGATTTCCGAACTCATCATAAGTACCAGGTTTCTTGACTGCTGCACCTTGTGCGGTTGTCTGAGAAGCTCCGATGGTCGTTGGACCTGCATTTTGCTGGAACCCTGTGACAAATGCATTAATATATGCAGCCCATTCCTGTGGACTAAACTGTCTACCAGAAACCTCTTGAAGCTTAGAAGTAGCTGCTAAAGCGATGTTATTTCTAAATTCTCGGTCAGACTGTGCAATTTGACGAGCCTGATCAACTGTTGATTGGAGAGCTGCAAGACGATCTTTGGTCTTATTGGCCTCAACGTCTGCTTTTCTCATATTAATTTCCTGTAATTTGTCTGAGAGATTAGATCTAAGTTGCTGTAGTGCCTCATTTTTAAACTGTTCAAGATCATCTTTCTTTTGCTGAACGTATTGATTTATTCTCGTATACTCTTTTCCAAAGTCAAGTGCACCCTGAGTCTGATTCTGTTGGACATTACCTTGCTGTTTGAAATATTCTTGCTGTGCAAGTTCTCCAACGGCCTGTCCAGCTGAGCTAGAACCACCGAAGCGAGCTTGTCCTTGTTGACGAAGTGCATTATATGCACGAACTGCGTCTGAAAGAGCTGATTGAATTGTCTGATTAAATTTAGATTCCTGACCTTGAGTATCTTGTGTAAGGTTCTGACCCTGAGTGTCAAATTGTCCAGACTGATTTTTAATAGAATTTTGAAGATTGGTTTCATCAATATTCTCGTTGGCCTGTGTGGCATTGTACATGTTATTCAATTCATCTTTGTAGGGCTGATAAGCATCACTAATTTGAGATCCTTCGTTACTATTCTGACCTGCCATTTGTGCAGCATAATAATTATCATCCCATGCGCCAGTTGCAGGATTAATATGTGGATTTGAATTGGTTGGAGCTGGAGCTGGTCCGCTACCAGAACCACCAGAAGGAGCAGCTGTTGGGTGAGGAGTCGTTGCCTGTGGGACATATACGTCGGCAGCTCCGCCATATCCGTAACCTGGACCCTGAAGTAGTCCACTATTAGGTGCGGCAGAAACTAACGTTAATCCGCCTGTTCCAAACCAATCTTGTAATGTATTTGCCATGTTATTGAGCACAAAAAAACCACCAAATTGTAAGTATTTTGGTGGCTCAATGCGTGTGCTACGCTTTTGAACTATATTTATTCGATCCTAACTAACTAGAAACTTAAATGTCAAGTTATTGCTGGGCTGCTGGTGGCAATTTACTTGCCATGTTTAATTGATCTCTTTGAATCAATTGTCCAAGCAATGCAACAACACTTCTAGCTGTTTCAATTTCATCTCTGTCAGTTGACTGAGCAATATACTGTTGTAATGCAGAGATAGCCATTGTTAATGGTTTTGATTTATCTGGGTTCTGTCCTGGTTGAAGTTGATCTGGCTGTGGTTTGCCATCTGGCCCAAGAGCTGGTTGAGGAGGAGCTGTTGGTGGTTGTGCTGGACCTGCGCCTGCACTCATCATTCCCGCCATTGCATCCATTGGAGATCCACCTGCTGAAGGACCGCCCTGTTGAACGAATTTCATAAATGGATTACCACCTGAAGAAGGACCCCCTTGTGGAGGTTTTTGTGGACCTTGAACTGGTCCTTGTGGTGCCCCTTGAGGAGCTCCCTGGCCTTGTGCCATTCTTGCCTTTAATGCTGCGATAACTTTTGGATCCATATAAACAAAAAAAGGTCACCGATAAATAGATTGGTGACCAAATGCCCTTGCTGGGCTGTTTGAACTATAGTCACTAAATCACACTATTAAATACTTGTCAAGTTACATAAAAAAACTATAACCCGATTCTCTTGGAGGATCATTATAGATGTCACTTTGCGTACTGTCTAAAGATGGACTGGTTGTTCCTGAGACAGATTGAGAATAATCAACATGGATAGCCCCAGCACCACCAGCTGAACCAGTTCTATAACCATAATTTTCATCTACTCTCGCTGCCCCAATGGCCGTACAAATAGATGACCCTAATGATAGAACTTGTCCTTTAAGTAAAATTGCACCAGCTCCACCTGATCCACCAGAACCTCCTTGGGCTTCTCCATTTCTCGTTCCCATATATCCGTCAGCAACAATAGATCCAGTAACTGTAATACTTTTTGCAATAATAATAATGCCTCCAGCTCCATTTCCTCCATCTCCAGCGACTCCTCCATCTGCTCCTCCACCTCCACCCGCTCCCCCCAAAGTAAATGAAGTGAGGCTTCCTGTTCCAAATTTTGCTCCCCCAGTGCCCCATTGTCCTGTGTTTGCTCCACCAGACCAATATCCTGTTTCACCAGCTACCAAAATACCGCCTCCACCGCCGCCAGAGGCTCCAGCGTGCCATACTCCATTGGTTGGATCTCGAGATCCTCCTCCACCACCGTTTCCGTTAGCACTACGAGAATTTGAAGCTGCTCCAGAATATCCTTCTCCTTGATAGCTTTCGTTATTATTTCCTCTAAAACCTAATCCTGAAGCATTAATAATACCAGCATTAGAAACTAATCCTGTGCAGAAAAATCCCATTAATCCACCAATATTGCCATTCCAGGCAGGAGCGGAATAAATGATTCCAGAGTTAATAGTGGCAGTAAGGTATTGTTTTAATTGTAAAATTTGAGCTTGAGATGCTCCAGAATCTGTATAAGTATTAATGAGGTTATACGCCATTGTTAAGGAAGTTGATCCTCCCCCTGAGGCAATTTTGTTTAATTCCCACCCACCAACTCCTGTTCCAGCAGTTTGATGAATTAAAACTAATTGGCCATTAGCAAAGCTAGATGCTCCATCTATGGTTAATGAGGTAGATCCACCATTACCAGAGCATCCCGCATTAGCAGCAGCAAAAGTGGTATGTGAGGAAACAACTAGGTCTCCATCAGAACCATTACCGAATTTTTCGATCCATAAATCTGTATCATCTGATCTAAATTGACGTTGTGCCATATTACATTAAAAAGGAATAACTTTGTGCGTTAGGTAAATCTAAAAATATTGGATCCGTTGATGAATCTAATGTTGGGGTTGTTCCACCAGAAAGAAGGGTAGAGTAATCTACATGAATACGTCCTACTGATCCAGCACCACCCGCTCCTCCCCAATGGCCACCTCCACCCTGGGCTCCACCATTTCCTTGTAATGCTGAAATGTTTGATCCGAGAGTAATTGTTTGTCCCTTAAAGAGGATAGAACCACCAGCTCCACCTCCACTTGCAGCACCGCTAAAATATCCATCAGTACCAGTTAATCCACTCGTTTGTATACTGCCTGATCCAACTGTAATAATTTTTGAGACAATTACAACGATTCCACCACCAGCCACACCACTTTTTCCATTTTGATTATCGTAGTCACCTCTTCCTCCACCGCCACTTCCTCCACCTAAATTAATTAAAGTCAATGCCGCATTACCGACGGATGATCCACCATCTCCTCCATCAGTTCCGCCACCTGGACAACTTGCTCCACCTGATCCTTTTGTACCCGTCGCGTAGTGTCCACCTCCACCACCTCCACAGCCAGCAGCCCCACCAGTAGAGTGGTCGTGACCACCACCAGCACCATTTCCGTTTGCCGCTCCATTATTTTCAACACCAGCGCCTCCAGTACCTTCGCCTTGAAAAGCATTTCCTCCACCATCTCCATATCTTCCACCTCTAAAACCTATTCCAGTCGCGCTGATAGCTCCCTCTAATGTGGTTGTACCTAAGCAAAAAAATCCATAGATGCCACCAGTTGATCCATTCCATGCTTTTCCTATGACTGTAACTTCAGTATTTATATTTGCTGTTGAATATTGTTTAAAAACAACAACCTGAGCATTCGTAGTGTATGTATTAGTCAAATTATATGCTGTGGTTATAGTTCCAGCGGAATAAGAAGCAATCCTATTAAATTCCCAACTACCGACTGTGCCACCCTGTGTTCGATGAATGAAAATTAATTGACCTGTCGCAAAAGAAGCATTGGTTGCACTAAGTGAGGTTGTGTCTTCTGTACCAGTACATGCAGAATCAATTGGAGCGTCGGTAGATGTTGAAGGAGTATACACGCCATCTGAACCATTACCATATCGATCCGTCCATAGAGAAGTATCATCTGTTCTAAATTGTCTTTGAGCCATTTTATAAAGCTCTGCCTAAGACTGTGAGGTCTGAAGCAGTGCCTCCCCCATTGTCTATGTCGAAGGTAAGGATATCTCCTGGATTCAAGGTTCTGAGACCAATAGAAGCAGTTGAGACAAAAGTGCCTCCAGCAGGAAATACTAAACGAGTGTTTTGATCAGTGAAAATACTTACCCCATTTTTATTAATATCAAGAAGTAATGATCCTCCAGAGACTGGTGTTCTCGTAACAGCACAGAAAAATTGAAGAAGACCTGCTTGTGGGATTGGAAGTGGTTTTCCGACAGCTGTAGTAGCAAGAGAAACTAAACCTCCAACTGACCAACCTGGATTAATAGGGAAATTACCTGTTATAGAAGCTCCTGATGCGTTTATATGAGTATATACGCGCGCGACTGACATCGTGGCAGTTGAGCTGATAACCACATTTCCATTAACATCATGAGACACTGAAAGCCAATCAAGTAAATCACCCCAGTGAGTGATAGACATTGCTTCTTCAATAATGGCACCTGAGTTATGGGCTTGATTTGTAGATCCAGCTAGACCACGAGAACAACCCGTAAGTTGACTACCTGAAATACCTGTATAAGAGATGTATTCGCGGACTGTTGGAGTGTTATTTCCATTACCATCAGTTCTGTCGATAACAAGCACACCAGGAAACTGTAAACCAGTTACAGTTGTAAGAGTGATAGTACCATCTGAACCAGTGATACTACCATTTAGAGTGGTAGAGAAGGCGTTAACTGTCGCCGCTTTCCAGAGTTTTGCTGCCATATATTTTTATTTACTTCTTTTTCTTTTTGTTTTTTCCCTTGCAAGCCATAAGAATGCACAAAAAAAGCGGCCCATATAAAATTATGAGTCGCCCAATGCCTGTGCTAGGCTTTTGAACTATATTACTTCAACCAAATCACACTACGAAAGTAATGTCAAGATTACACGTTCCAGGCTGAAGGAGAATTTCCTCTAGCTTGTGGAATAGCGATGGTTTTGACACCCAAAAGTTCATAGTTATCTGTCTTTCCAGTAGTACGGACTTCGAGCTGGAAAATACGTGATGATTTGTAAATGAATGCCTTACGTGGAAGTTCAAGAGATGAGAATTGAGCGATATTATTCGTTAATCCAAATTTAGTCGTACCAAACATATCCGTACCAAATCCTGAGGTTCCTGATGATCCAGTAGCTGTGATGGTAAAGGATTTAGCGATGACCGTATTGCCACTACGCTCTTCAAGATAAATGTTGATATCAATAGAACCACGGATAGATCTGAAGTTCATATAAACCTCGTTGACTGTTTTGAATAATGTCCAGTCACCAAAGTCTTCCTTTTTAGATTTAAACACGGTTCTAATAGCCGTTCCTTTATCATCTGGGAATGTATCTGCAAACTCAGTAATATAAGCATCATTGTAATCAGCGGCAATCCATCGTTCTGTACCGTTTGAATCAACATATTTAGCCCATTGATAAATACCAAATGGAGTATCCCATGGGCCTATGAAAGAAAGACGTTCTCGATCAAAAGCAATCGTTTGTTTTGCATTAGGGAATGAAAGGAGATATTTCTTGTCAATATAGGCAGCGGCTGTAGATGTGTGGTCGGATTCAGTCATACCTTCAAAGAAAGGACGAATCTTGGCTGAAATTTCATTAGCGTTCAAAATGGTAAGAAGCTGAGGTTCGTAACGCAAAATATAGATACCTTTACGATTTGCAAACATCAAGTCATTTTCAACAGGACAGATAGAACGGTGAGATGAACATCCCTGTGAAGCTGTTAATAATTTATATTGAGGATCAAGAACCAAGTACTGACCAAATTGAATTTGAGGCAATAGAACTTGCCATACTGAATTTTCTTTGAACACAACAAGTTTCTCTTGGTGAATTCCAAGTCCTGTAATATTTTGTCCTGAGTCTGGTTCGATATAGATATAACCACCACCAGCATACCAATCAAATCGCTCTTGGAATGGGTAACGTCCAGAGATCATAACTTTAGTTGGTTGTCCTGGAATACCCGCAATAATAAGACGATCTTGATATCGAATGATATATTTAGCTTTTGGACCACCTGAAGTGTCAGCGACTGGAACAACACGGAAAGGGTCTGGAACAGCAAGACCCACATCATCAAATTTTAATGTTGTGTCATCTACACCACCAACCCATCTTTCATCTCCTGGAGACCCACGATAAACATTATATCCAATCAAGTCGCCTGAAGCGGCAGAAACCGCATTCCAACTGACTCTCATAACTGTTTTAGTCAAATCTTGAGGTAAAGTAGCTGAGGAGAATGGTTGAGAGGCAATTGTTTCTCCACCTGATTTACCAATAGCACTAACTCTCCAGCTCCATTGAGAAGAACCAGTTGCTGAGGACATATTGGTTGCGGTTGTACCAGTTGGAATTCCAATAGTAGCAAAGGCAGTGAGGGTAGAAAAGTCATAACGAACGAATTCACGAAGAGGGCTAACCATATAAACGTTTCCACCCAACTGAGTAGCTTCTACAAGAGAGCCTGATGGCCAGGATGCACCAGCAATTGGAGCATACGTTGCTCCAGATTTTTTGGTCATAATGCCCCAGTCTGTGAGAGCAAGAACTTGCTGATTGTCATTGGCATCTTTAATAGGCATGACAAAACGAGTTGCTATCGTAGTGGTTGGACCTGCTTGGTAGTAATTTTGAGATCCCCAACGCTTAGTGGGAACACCAGATCCTACAAGAAGAAGATTTGTAGAAGCAGCCATTTCAGAGCCATTAAGCTCGTTTTCGCGCAGCAAAAGATTGAGACCTTTTCTCCAAGTGTCCCAAGAAATTACCACATCTTTTGGTGGTGTGAATTTTGGTTCCTTTAATCCTGTTAATGGCATGTTAGTCTCTACCGATACGGAAGCCCTGTTTGCGTTCAGGAGTTATGACGGTATTTGGACTAGCGTAAGAGTTGTATTTGGCCAAGTCCGCATTTTCGATCATGGTCAATAAACGCTCACGAGCCTTCGTCTCTTCCTGTTGGAAACGAGGATCTGATCGGGCCTCGAAAATATAAGCGATAGCTCTGTCTACTAAAAATTGTGAGTCTGGGATAAGAGGAACTTCAGAGCCAGATGCTAATGAGGTTGGAGTTGAAAAATATTGAACTGCAAGAGAGGCACCAGAAGCTAATGTTCCAGGGTTAATTAAAATATTATATCCATTACTTGGATCACCCATGACTTTAACATATTTATCTGTAGAAACGTATAAACCTTCTTGTTCTGGCAAGGCTTCTCCATAATGAGCTCCATTACTTTGCTCTCCGTTATATAAAACAACATCAGCGGCCAATTTCTTGAAATCCGCTGGAAGAGGAACTGTAGCGGCAGAGACAGTAGTGATAGATGGAAACCATACTTTACGAGAAACTTCCCAGTCGTGAGCATCAACCCATTCAAAGTAGGATCGATTGATGTATTGGAGCCATAGACCCCATTCTGCATTTCCCGCGTCTGGAGCAGCTGATTCTTGGTTAACAGTAGATGCAATCTGCTGCATGATTTGAGTGACAGTTAATCTAGCCATAAAAAAAGACCCCCTGCTAAACGTTTGCTGGAGGTCTACCGCGCTGTTTGCGCTAATAAACTATATGTGCCCTAATCCAATCACACTACTTATTACTTTGTCAATTCCTCGCATCTTTCTTCAACGAGTGGAATATAATTATAGTGATTTGGTTGATGTGAAAGACGATCAGGCGCCATGGCCCAGGGAAGATCTCTTATGGGTAAATCAAGTCTCTTTTGAGGGTAATTTAGAGAAGTCATAATGCGTTCAGTTTCTCGCTTATAAAGGAAATCCTCTCCATATTTTGCTCGATATTTGTCTAAAACTTTAATACATGACTTAGGGAAAAATGATCCCCACCCTAATAAGGCAATCTTTTTGTCTTTATACGCTTGGATATGTCCAGGTTTCATGGCACATGTGATTCCATCTCCCGCTTCTACATACAAAGCTTCAATTGGAGCAATACAATCATCATCCTGATAATAAATCCAGTCAAACTTAGCCTTCTGAAATAACTCTTGCTTTCGATGTGGGCTATCGCAGTGGGTCATAACTAGAATTTCTCCAAATGGCCGCATAGATACTTCATGTAAAATTTCCTGTGGATAGATTGCGTCCCTTGTGATAAGACAAGCGGAAACATTAGATATGACAAAGGATGGCTTTTTAAAAAGATAAAAATAGAGCTGTCCATCCTCTTCGATGACCTGACGAATAATTGGCGTACCGAATATTGATGGATCAAACTTTCGAATCTTTACGTGGGTATCAATTGGATCATCATATTCATAAGCTGTGATTGCTAAATACTTGGTCCATTTGGACTGTAATTGGTCTAATAATTGGTCTAAATCATGGTCATCGAGAACATGAAATAGCACGTCAACACACAGTAGAAGGTCGGCGCAAGGAACTGCATTTATATCAGTGGTAAAGGTCGCGCGTGGGTATAATTCATTATTTCTTTTAATGATTACATCTGAAATATCCTGCCCGACATATGATGCATTTGGATATAGTCGTAGAAGATTTAATCCAAAATTAAAGTCGCCACATCCTACCTCAGAAATAGACTGAATATCTAGCCCTTCTAACCATTGTAGTTTCTGGGTCAGTTGATTATCATAGGAACCATATCCACTATTCCATCCTTTAGAATAGCGCATGTTCCAATAGTCTTTAGCTATCATAATATTGCAAAATCTGGGATAGAGGTGATCCACTTCCCTTTGAATTCTATTTCTCTTTTTTTGAAATAGTCTACAAAACCATAAGGAAATACCCAGAGATAATCACATTCTGGAACCTTATCTATAATAGGTACTCCAGTTGCTATGGTAAATTTACCAAATTTATCCTTATTAACGTCTACAACTCCAGGCAATGAAACGCCATAATACTGGAGAATGGTATTCATTTTGGTGGAAGCGCCATACCCATAAACGTCATGGTCCTTTAAAAATTCAACCATTTTTTGTTTATTGGTTTCCATGCGTGAGAAGAATGCTTTAAGCTCTTCGACTGTGTATCTTTTCTCCTCAAATGGAATAGAACCAAACTTTAAGTGTCGCGCGTATACTCGGTATGATCCTCCATTAATATCATTCTTTTTGACATCAAATATCTCCAGCCCATTCTGCTCAAATAAAGTGACTAGGGATTTATATGAATAGAATTCAATATGCTCGTGACAGATATTTCCCACGTCATTATTTTCGATCATAGGATGAAGCGTCATGAGTTGAGCGATAAAAACTCCATCTGGATTCAAATGGTTCTTTATATTGATAATAAACTTATTTGGATCTGGAAGATCATAAAGCATGGCAATTGCAGTAATAGTATCAGCCATCAGTGACCCATCATAGTCTTCCCAATAGGCATGAATCCAATTGAATTTTCCAGGTTGAATATCTGATGGATCAACACACCACTTATTAGGAGCCGTTGAGTGAGTAAGTAAAGTACCATCGTTTCCACCAATATCAATATGAGTAGACCCTTTAACTTCAGCGGCGATTTCCTTGAGATTCTCTACAATGACAGGATTAAGAGCTGAACGATACCAATAGTGCTTATATAATTTCTCTCGAGGAGCTAAGTGACCCAACTGCAATAAAGTACATTTTTGACAGTATACAAGGTCCAATTCATATTTATCTCCTGGTTCAGGTTGTTCAGTGAAATCGCTAATAGCAATCTGACCAAGCGTTCCAATTTCTACTACTGGTTCTTTACATATTCTACAGTTCATAGCGGCCACTCCTTTGTTTGTGAGAAATGAAAATAAGCGATTTGATTCCCAAAGAATTTGTGCGCATTCTTCCAATCTGGATGTGCCACATCTTCAATAAGTTGCCAAAGACTTCCATCGTCTTCAATTCTCAATTTTGGTACTGGACGATGTATTTCTAATCTGTCATGACCATGAATATCAAAATATTTAGGATATCCATATCTGACAACCCCTTCTTTTTCTATATCTAACATTAAATCGCTAAACCAATGCTCGTCGGTAGCATAGAGAAAATGATCAGCGCCAATGCCCATGCAGCCTGGACAGGGAGTTTGCACAAGCATAGTCTCCCATTGTGGTAATCTTTTAAATAAGTCAGTAATTTCTTTCTTATTTCTCCAAAGACAAAAATTACCGTTTATCGCATGTAAATCATCTGACCAAACATCAAACTGATCCAGTTTAGAATCTGGAAGAAAGTGATCTAATCTTCCAACGACACAATCAAGACCAATAACTCCCCAAAAATCAAACTCTTTTAAATAATCTTCAAACACGGCGCCGAGAGTAATAAGAAAATCAGTCACATGATAACTTGGGACATCAAGTGGTGTAATGAAAAGCTTGGGATTGACTCCAAGTTTTTCCTCTACTGTTTTATTGAATCCATTAATATCCATTTTTACTATCTCAACATTCCCTTTGGACTGGAAATCATTAGGGGTAAATATTTTCCAATACCAACCATACTTTTCCAAATGCTGCACGTGATCTATATATTGCTGTGTCCATTTATGTGGACTACCAAACTGGAGAATTATAAAACATTTTTTCATTTGACCGCCTTATAAATTACATGAATCGATTGAGGAATTTTAACACCATATTCTTCCTGCCAATTTACTTCTTCAGCTAATACTTTCTTGAACTGTCCAACAAACCCCTCATAGACATGATCTAGTTTATATCTATAACTATCTATATCAAAGTGTTCAAACTGTTGTAAATTCCAATGGCTTAGGTGACTAGGAGAACCAAAGTCATTACGACTCCCCGCATTAGGAATGTAGTGTTCCATAGTGCCACCATCCTTAAGCATACGCCAAATTTCATTAATAACTGTAACCTTTGCTTCTGGAACAATGTGTTCCATAAAATCTTGCGTATATATCTCATCCACGCTACTAGTTTCTATTGTAGGTAATCCTTTGGTAACGTCCGCGACGATATCAATTCCATCAAAAGGATACATATCTACGTGTAAAAATCCTGCTTTTCTATCACTGCCAGCTCCTAAATATATTTTCATAGATCAACTCCTAATAGTTTGGCGTTTGGAACCACACAATGACCTCCAATTGGTCCCTCTTTATGGGTGAGCCAAGGACGAACCACGTCTGGTCTGCCTAATTTAACGTATCCATCGTTATAATCCTGATTTGCTTGTTTATAAACATCCTCATAATCAACGTTATGCTTTACGCACCACTCATAAATCTCTTTTTCCAACATAATCAAGCGGCCATATTGGGTTGTATCCCATAGTTTAAGTGCTTCAGTGGCCTTCGCTTCTTTAAAAACCTTGGTTTTGAGCCCTAAATCCGCAAATATTTGGGCAGCTTTGTCTGCATCTTTGCCCCCGAAGTATTTAACAAAGGTTCTAATACCTTTTTCTAGATGTGGATGCACGCCACGAATAGGACTATGAACCACTTCTAGGTCATCACAGGTCCCGAACGGGGTAGTTGAATGAACAATAACTAAATCTGCTTCCTCTTTCCATTTTTCTACGGTAGTTTTAAAGCTATCTGAGTATGGAATACAAATATGAGCCACATCTACGTGTTTCTGATCCCAATTTGACTCATGACGACTATAAAATTGACCACCAACGATTGCGTTAATAGCAATTCCTACTTCACCAAGACCGACAGTTAAATGATCCATTCTGATTTTCCCTTCACCGCATCAAAATGCGCGGCATTAATGCCTAACTGAGATTTATAACAAGCCAACACCTTATCTTTTAACTCAATTTCTTCTGGAGTTGGTTTCATTTCATATGTTCCCTTGGTCCAAAGCTCTTCATGGGTATAAGTGGTATATTGTTTAACGTAAAAGAACACTTGTTGAGCTAATTTCCCTATTAAATCGTGTTGTACGTGGCCTCCTTGAATCGCTGGAGCGTAAACTGTATCAAATCCTGAGAATTTCTTGAGTTTATCTGTAATTTCCCACTCACTAACCACATCATCTCTTAATCCTAAACGAATTACGGGGCAATTTAAGATTTTCATCGCCTCTTTTGTCTCTTCCCAGCGCTGATCTGCGGTAATATTGTCACCTCTATTAAACTGTATCCAACTGTCTGTTACTATAACAACCAAAGGATGCTCTCTCATAAGGGTATAGGCCCCAAAGAGGGCTTCATCGTCGTTATGTGGTGAGAGAAAAAGCTTCATATATTATTTATTTTATGTGGACATATCCCATAATATGATTTTGTACAATTACAGTTATAACAAAGAATCTGATATCCTTGTGGATAATTATTTTTTCTAATCCATGTATAAAAAGTCTGAGATGAACATTTCGGATGTATAGCCATTCTTTCTTTTCTACCGCCGCCGTTAATATGATCTAAACATAAGAATTGAAATTCTTTTTCACCACAACAAGCACATTGATTTCCATAGTGAGTAATGACATCTATTCTGAGCTTGTTTCTTGTTTTGATTCTGTTTGCTTTTACTTTATCTGGATTTTTATGTCTCCATTTCTTCATTGTTTCTGTGTATTTATTCATGTTTTTCGTATAAACAAAACGTCACTATTATCAGCTGTCATAGCCATGCGTTTCCATTGATCTGCGTTTTTTTGCCATCTTTCATTCCCAGCTCCATCACCAGCTAGACGAGCCATAAACAAAATAGCTTCCTTAAAATTAGCGTTTATTATAAGAGCCTGTACACACGCGTCGCGCGCGTCATTAGGCATCTTCATATTCCAATAGGCTTGAGACATTACAAGAAACGCATCTGCTTTTTCTGCGAGAAAGTTAGAGACTTGGACGTACTTCCCTAAAGTGACAACACAATTTTCATATTCATTACGATAGCTATATTCACGACCTAAATAATAGAGGATACGAGGAGTTGGTCTGGCGGCTGCTTCTTTTTTGAGGATTCGGAAGGCTCGGTCTGGATCATTTTTATGGGCAGGGCTGAATCCAACCGTAATAGTAACATTACCAATAGAAGATCCGACGATGGAGAGAGTATTGTGGACAGCCCCCTCCCACCACACCTGTTCACAATTTTTAAATAAACGGGGGAAAAGGAACCATTGATCTTGATTTTCGGCAATGAGTTTAACGTCTACCGCAAGATCTTTGCGTGATTCTGCAATTGCCACAGCTTCTTTAACAGCGCCGACATCATGAAGAATTTCGTCAGCATCCACAGAGAGGATCCAATCAGATTTACATTTGCTCTTTGCATGATTTCTCGCTGCCGCGAAGTTATCACACCAAGTAAAATCAGTATAGACCTGATCGGTATATTGTTTAGCGATTTCAATTGTCTTGTCAGTGCTACCTGTATCTACGATTACTATCGAATCTAGTCCTTTGAGGGATTCTAGACATCGAGGAAGAAGAGCTTCTTCGTTTTTAACGATAAGCACAGCTGATATTGTTGCCATATATTCTTTACATCACACTATCGGAACATTGTCAAAAAACTTCCAACTCTTATAGTGGTAGTTGATAGAGGATTAATAGCAACAGCAACCTCTCCCCATGCTCCCCCACCAGCCATATTGAATCCCAAAGTATAAAGTCCAGCGGTTGTGGTATCTAGGTGGGCAACATTAGTATTCTCGTAGCTTTGATCAACATAAGAAGCATCGCTAGATCCATATTCAACACTGTTAATAGTTTGTTCTGAAACTAGTGCCCCTAATATCTCACAATTGTCCGCATCGGTGGTTAAATCCATGTAGTTGGCAAATCCATTACCACTTCCAACGCTTGAAGTTGTATTAACTAAATCAGCAGTATCTGCTCCAGAGAGAGGATAATAGGTGACGGAACAATTATTGATAGTTCCATTAAAATGAGCTACAGAGTTATAAGTTCCCACTGTGGGATTAATCAGATACCAAGCTTCCGCATATAGTGGTTGTCCAGTACCTCCAGATCCTCCATAGCCCACTATTTTAGTAAATGTTTGAGAATTTCTGGTAATTGACCCAACACCAATGTTATTTGTGTTTGAATCTTGCGTGGTACAAATGGCAATAATAACGGTTTGACCAGAAGAAATAACAAGAGAAGTGGTAATATCTCCACCAGATGCTTGACCACCAACAACAGTGCCACGTGTAATTGCCATAATATTATCCTAGGGTTTGAGTAGCACTTACCACACTAACCCATTTGTTTAATGAATTTCCAGTAACATATTGAAAAGTATAAATAAGAGTTCTTCCTGTGGTAATCAGAAGTGGAAGAGCAGGAGTTCCTCCGCCAGTCCATCCATTGGTTCCAGCTGACCAAGACACAGTTCTAGCTGAGCCAACTTGAGATGAACGAAGGAGCACCGTTAGACGTTGACCTGCCACAGGGGTTCCTGTTGGCAATTGAAACGCTGCTGTTCCTAGTAATTTTGCGTAAAGATCAACTACATCATATGAATCTGTATTAATGGTAATAGTTCCTGAATCGGCAACTGATAGAACTCTTGGAGTTAACATTGATCCCGTAGGGCCTGTTATACCTGTTGGACCAGTAACACCAGTAGAAGGACCAGTTGGACCAGTTACTCCAATAGTGCCAGTAAAACCTGTCGGACCAGTGACACCTATTGTTCCTGCGGTACCTTGAGAACCTGTAGGACCAGTGACTCCTGTGGGACCAGTAACTCCAGTGGTGCCTGCTCCAGTTATTCCAGTGGCACCTCTTGTTCCTTGGGTACTCGCGATACATTGCCATTTATTAAGAGAGTTTGCGGTTACATACACAAAACCAACATTCAAGTATATCGATGCTTCGGTAGTTAAAGGAAGCGTAATGCTTTCTTGATCAAATCCTCCTGCACCCGTCGCCCATGAAAGCACCTTGGGAGAACCAGTGTCTAATATTTGAACCCAAAGTTTTTGACCATCAACAGGAGATCCAGAAGGAGCTTGAAATGCTCCAGTGACTGCGAGAGCGGTAATTTCCATCATGTCATAAGAATTTGTATCAATTGTAATTGTTCCAGTACTTGTTGTACTCAAAACGCGAGGAGTTGGAGATCCTGTTGGACCAGTAAATCCAGTGGGACCAGTCATACCTGTCGCACCAGTGGTGCCTGTCATTGTTGCTGCGCCTGTTGGTCCTGTTGGACCAGTAATTCCATTAGATCCTGGTGATCCAGGAGAACCTGCCGTTCCTTGAGGTCCAGTTGGACCTGTTACACCATTTGAACCATTAGATCCCGCAGTGCCTTGAGCCCCTGTAGGTCCAGTTACTCCATTGGTTCCTGCGGTTCCTTGAGCGCCTGTTGGACCTGTAAGAATAGCGTTAGTGCCAGCTGTTCCCTGTGCCCCAGTGGGTCCAGTTACACCGTTTGTACCGTTGGTACCAGCTGTTCCCTGTGCCCCAGTGGGTCCAGTTGCACCATTATTTCCATTTGTTCCCGCAGTTCCCTGTGTTCCAGTTGGTCCCGTTGGACCGACTCCACCAGAGGTTCCTGCTGTACCCTGAGGGCCTGTAGGACCAGTAATTCCAGTGGGTCCAGTAAGAACAGCATTTGTACCTGCTGTGCCTTGGGCTCCAGTTGGGCCAGTAGGACCAATACCGCCTGAGGTACCCGCTGTTCCTTGAGGGCCAGTTGATCCAGTTGGACCTGTAGCCCCTGTTAAAATTGCGTTTGTTCCTGCTGTTCCCTGTAAGCCTGTTACACCAGTAGGTCCAGTAACACCAGCGGATCCTGAAGTGCCTGCGGTTCCTTGGACACCAGTAGGACCAGTCACGCCTGTTGGACCAGTGGCTCCAGTTAAGATAGCATTTGTACCTGCTGTGCCTTGTAATCCTGTTGGCCCAGTTACTCCGTTTGTACCATTTGTGCCCGCAGTGCCTTGTGCCCCTGTAGGGCCTGTAAATCCAGTTGGTCCTGTAAAACCCGTAGGACCTGTCGCACCACGAGAACCTGCCGTTCCTTGAATACCAGCTGTGCCTTGGGCTCCAGTTGGGCCAGTAGGACCTATTCCTCCAGAGGTTCCAGCTGTGCCCTGCGCGCCCGTAGGTCCAGTGGGTCCTGTTAAAATTGCATTAGTTCCAGCTGTCCCTTGAGCCCCAGTTGGACCTGTTAATCCAGTTGGACCAATAGAACCATTAGATCCTGCCGTTCCTTGAAAACCTGTAGGACCAGTAATTCCTGTTGGCCCTGTTGCTCCAGTTAAAATAGAATTTGTACCAGCAGTTCCTTGAGGACCTGTTGGGCCAGTAATGCCATTAGTTCCTATTGTTCCCGCTGTTCCTTGTGGACCTTGAGGTCCTGTTGGTCCAGTAAATCCAGTTGCACCAGTCAAAATAGCGTTTGTGCCAGCGGTGCCTTGAGCACCCGTAGGTCCCGTAGGGCCAATGCCGCCAGAGGTACCCGCTGTACCTTGCACACCCGTAGGTCCAGTAACACCAGTTAAACCAGTAGCCCCCGCTGTGCCTTGAATTCCTGTTGGTCCAGTTACCCCTGTAACACCAGTAGATCCAGCGGTTCCTTGTATTCCCTGATCACCTGTGGGACCAGTAACTCCTTGAAATCCAGTAACTCCTGCTGTACCTTGTACACCTGTTGGACCAGTAGGACCAACGATGGTAGAGGCTGTTCCTTGAGGTCCTTGAGAACCAGTAGGACCAGTCATACCTGTTGGGCCAGTTGGTCCTGTATATCCAGTTGGTCCAGTGACACCAGTTAACCCTGTCAATCCTGTTACGCCAGTGGGTCCAGTAGATCCCGTAAATCCTTTATTAGCTTGAACTTGCCAATATGTTGTATTTGTTGGCACTGTTCCAGGTCCAGCATTATTAAACATGACATATGAAGAACCTTGATAGTCAACTGAATCTCCGACTGCATAGTCGGTGCCTGCGTTGTATGCACCACGAGGAGTAAGACCGCCCATAATATTGGTGATCTGAAGATTGTCGAGTGGTTTATTGACTACGAATACCATAAGTTTAGAACGCTACTGAAAACAAGTCATAGGTAAGACTTGCTCTCGCAGCCCATGCCGCAGCATAATTTGTATAAGATGGATTATTAAGTATGGTTGCATAACGCAAAGAAGCGCCTGAACTGCTATCAATAGATTGAATGCACCAGGTTCCACTTTTATCTTCTTGTCCGTTATATGTGAACGTATTAGAAACCTTCTCTACATCATTCGTTTCAAATGAATCAAGTAATTTGCCTGAAACATTTTCTGTAAGGAGTGGAATTCGATTAGGATTCCAATTCGTTCGCATTCTATTTCCTGAACCATCCATTAATGACTCCCTTTCTCAAATGCACTCATGGCCTGCTTTAATGCTTGTGCTTTTGCTGCTAATCTGACGTATTTATATACGTTTGAATATCGTCTTTCTCCCCATTCAGCGGGCTGAATTCTATCCTCCAACTTTCTAATCGTCATAAGTACATCTTCAGCGCTTTTATCTGTTGATTCTTTGTAAGCCCAGTCAGCGATAACTGAAAGTTTATCTTTAGCTGTCGCGAAGTCTCTTTGTTCTACTCCGAAGAAATTAGCCAACTCATGGAAGAATGGATTTGTAATGTAATATCCATCCAAAAGAGGATCCGCAGGTTTTGCACTGTCTGGATCTTGAGTTGGAACCTCTGGAGCTTTAACCTCTGGTTCTGTTATTTCGACTGTTTTTACCTCAGTTGGTTCACTGGTTGTAGTTGTTGTATCCATAAAAAAAGAGACCATGATATTTCGATCACAGCCTCCCACGATTGTTTCGTCAGAAAAGCACTATATGATTTTTGTATAACTAACTCACGCTAAATAGTCAAGTTTTGGCCAAAGACCTTTAGACATTAATTCCCTTAGTCGTTCTTCATATCGTCCATTAAAAAGAACATGGGCTTTATCCCATGCTTCCTGACCACCGAAATCTGAGCGGTCATGTCGGACTGTGAAAGATTCATTTGTTTGATCGATGTAAAATTTTACTTTGCACGCATCCAATCGCGCACTTGTTTGAAGCTGGTCACCCCCGTAACCAAGAAAGTCCAAATGTTCATCCATGCCGCCCACCCCCACAAGCAGATGTCGAGGTATACAACACCAATTCCATTCAGCATCTTGCGGAAAACATTCGTAGAATGAGCCGTACTTTGTTGTTTTTCTAGGGTCTGCCCAGATACAAATCTCTGGTTTACCCCACTTGCCTTGCGTTTCATATTGATCTCCTACTCCTGTTATGACAGACCCTGGATAATCTTGGGCAGCGATAACAAATTTTTCTATACCATCTGGATTGATCCATATCCAGTCTTGCAAAGTAATAATAAGTTCGCCCTTTGCCTGACGAAATAACTCGTTGTACATGCGGTTTAACGTCCAAAATCCACCCTCAAATGTATCTTTTACCCAGATTGCCTCTGGGATTTCTGGATCGAATTTAGATCCTATTAACCACTCGAAGTCGCTAAACGTTTGTTTAGATAATGCTTTTTGGACGATATCTAAACCGTCTTTACGAATTGTTGGTGTTACTACTGAAACTTGCATAAATTTTTCTATCGCGTTCTAATGCTCCAGTTTCTAATGTCTTGGCAGCATTTAACGTCGCATTAATTTCATGGTCTATCACAACAGAGTCAACGTGTACAATTCGATCTTTTATCTTTTGTTCGAAGTCAGCGTCAGAACAGAACATTTTCAATCGTTCGTCTAACATCCCAACTTCATCTAAAATAGTGCGAGGAATAACAAAAAAATGACCAGCGAGTAAAGGAACATCTTGTCCTCTCGTGCGCGGACAGCTAACCCTATCTGGAATACACAGATCAAAAATGTCTCCCTTGGCTACACGGGTATCAGAATTCATCACAGCAATATAATCACCGTGAGACAACTTAATACCCCTATTCACGTTTGCAGTAAAACCCGCATTTCGCGCATAAACATAAATATCACAATCTTTATAGAAAGTCGTATTATATGTACCGCCATCCTCGGTGACTATAATTTCATCGGCTTTTTGTACCGATATGAGAGCCAAATGAGCTAAGTCCTCTAGTTCTTTATTAATTGTGTATGTTGGAATGACTACGCTGAGTTTCATAGATTTCAAGTGCCCTCTCTATAGATAACTTTTTATATTGTAAATGATCTGGCTGGTTACAAAGCGCCATATCCCCCGTAGATTCTGAAAATTGAACCATGTCTCCTAAGGTAAAATTAGAATGTTTCCCTAAAAGAATCGAGAATATACGATCAGTCTCTCTGTAAAAACAATAATCCTGTCCAAATTTCTGTGTATATTGATCTAAAACTGAAATCCATTCTTTTTTAAAGAAGCTCCCCCAACCCATTAAACTCATTTGTGTGTCTCCAAAAATATTATTGGGAATATCTTTCTCATAATAATCTGGACCCGAGTGAGAAATGCATGTTGGGTCTTCAATGAATTTGTTGTAAACATCTCTTAAATTATTGATCATGCAATCGTCGTCCTGAGTGTAAATAATGTAATTCTTTGCCCGCAAG